GAATCCAGCTATGTCTGACATGGGTATGCAGGGCGGAGCTATGTATGCAAAAGGTGGACCTGTTAAAAAGAAAAAGAAAAAAAATAAATTCCCAGATCATTCAGGTGATGGAAAAATTACTAAGAAAGATATCTTAATGGCTAAAGGTGTTATACCTAAAAAGAAAAATGCTTAAAAAACTTATTAACAAAATCTTTGGAAAAAGATGTGAGTGCAAATCTAAAATAGTTTGTACACATGAAAATTCTGCAGTTAGAAAAGAAGTTAAATACTGTAGTTTATGTAAAACAATCTTAAACGAAGGATAAACAATGGCAAAACGTGGACTATACGCAAACATACACGCTAAGAAAAAAAGAATCGCTGCAGGATCAGGTGAGAAGATGAGAAAACCTGGATCTAAAGGCGCACCAACAAAAGCTAACTTTGTAAGATCAGCTAAGACTGCCAAGAAACCTAAAAAGAAAAAGTAATGGCTTCTGCAGCTTGGACTAGAAAAGAAGGTAAATCCAAATCGGGTGGACTTAATAAAAAAGGTGTCGCATCTTACAGAGCCGCGAACCCTGGTTCCAAATTAAAAACAGCAGTAACCACAAAACCTTCTAAATTAAAAAAAGGTTCTAAAGCCGCGAAACGTAGAACTTCATTCTGCGCGCGTATGACCGGAATGCGTAAGAGACAGAAAGCTAGTAATAATACTGGTGAAGATAGACTATCTAAGTCGCTTAGAAAATGGAATTGTTAATGAGAGATACTAAATCAATAGAAAGCTTTTTAAAAGAGAAATACAAAAAAATTACTGAGATGAGTTTGTTTAGACACTTGAAAAAAGAAGTAGAAACAGGTGCTAGTGGAACTCAAGATTATGTGATAAAAAAGGGACCTAATAAAGATAAAATAGCAAAAAAATAGAAAGGGTATTATGGAAGAAGATCATTTTATAGATAAAATAAGAAAAATAATTAAGATGAGACATGACGATACGGTTTCAGCTATGGCCTCAGGTGGGGTTGACAGTATGGAAAAATATCAGTATATGCTAGGACAGATACGGACGTATCAATATTTAAGTCAGGAGATATCCAGCCTGCTAAACAAAAAGGAGCAAAAAGAAAATGAAGGAACAGTTGTCAACATCGGTTCAAAAACCAAAGATTGAACTACCAAATAAAACATTAGTTGGTGTCAAACCAACAGAAAAAAAATCAGATGAAATAGGAAAGACTCCTAAACCTACGGGTTGGAGAATTTTAGTTCTACCTTTTAAACAAAAAGAAAAGACTAAGGGTGGAATTATATTAGCTGATGAAACAGTAGAACGATCACAAGTAGCATCAACTTGTGGTTTAGTTTTAGACATGGGACCACACTGCTACGATAAAGAAAGATACCCAGAAGGTCCTTGGTGTAAAAAAGGTGATTGGATTATCTTTGCAAGATACGCCGGATCACGAATTAAAATAGATGGGGGTGAGATAAGACTTTTGAATGATGATGAAGTTTTAGCGACCGTGGATAACCCTAAAGACATATACCACGAATTTTAACAACCATAGGAGAAACTATGCCAGAAACAGAAAATGATAAAACAGTTGAATTAGACGTAACCGGACCGGGAGCGACTATTGAACTACCAGAAACAGAAAATGATACAGATAAAACTTTTGAAAACGAGGAAAAAAAGAATGAAGCAAATATTACGTACGATAATAAGCCCAATGACGCATCTGAGAAATCTGATGAGCAGCCTGTTCTTCGAGATGAAAAGAATGAAGGCGGAGAAGTTGTACAGAAAACTTCTGAAGAAGGGAGTGATAAACAAAAAGATAACTCTAAAGACGTTGAAGAATACTCTGAAGGCGTTAAGAAAAGAATAGCAAAACTCACTAAAAAAATGCGTGAAGCAGAAAGACAAAAAGATGAAGCTTTGTCTTATGCAAATCGTATTAAAAGTGAGAGAGATAGATATGAAGCTACAGCTACAGGTTTAGATAGAAATTATGCCACCGAAATGGAAGGCAGAATTACATCATCGTTAGCAGCCGCTCAAGCAAAACTTGCAGCAGCTAGAACTAATGAAGACTCTAAAGCTGAAGTAGAGGCTTTAACTCAAATATCTCAATTAGGTTATGAGCAAGGTAAATTAGCTGAGATTAAATCTCAACATGCTATGCAAGATAGCGCAGCTAATGAAAAACCTACATTACAACAACAACCAGTAAGACAACCAGCACCTGTAAAAGATCCTAAAGCGGAAGCATGGGCTGAGGAAAATGACTGGTTTGGTAAAGATAATGCCATGACTTATACAGCATTTGACCTACATAGAAAACTTACTGAAGAGGAGGGTATGGACCCACAATCTGATGAATATTATAATGAGGTGGATAGAAGAATAAGACTTGAATTCCCCCATAAGTTTGATAAAGTAGAACAAAAGATTAGTAAACCTACACAAAACGTTGCCTCTGCAACGCGTAGTTCAAAGACTGGTCGCAAAACTGTGAAGCTCACACCGACACAGGTAACAATAGCTAGAAAGCTAGGTGTGCCACTAGAAGAGTATGCGAAACAACTTATAATCACGAAGGAGGTATAGGCATATGACAGACAATAAACCAACTCGTGCGAGCCAAAGTAAAAGCGATTCTACAAAAGTAGCGTCTCAAGCATCTACGGTTAAACCCAAAGCTGCTACAAAACCTTGGACTCCACCATCGTACTTAGATACGCCCAACGCGCCAGAAGGATTCAGACACAGATGGGTCAGAATAGAAATCATGGGATTTCAAGATACTAAGAACATACAAGGACGCTTAAGGTCCGGTTATGAACTTGTAAGATCTGATGAATATCCAGATGAGGACTTTCCAGCAATCATGGACGGCAAATACGCAGGGGTTATCGGGCACGGAGGCCTTGTGCTGACAAGGGTACCGGAAGAGATCGCAAAGCAAAGACAAGATTATTATGCTAAAGAAGCTAGTGATCAACAACGTGCAATCGACAACGATCTTATGAAGGAACAGCATAGGGGAATGCCTATCGATATCGATATGCAAACTCGTACAACCTTCGGTGGCAAAAAGTAATTTTACTTTAAACCAACGAAATTTTATAAACCGAACTGGAGGCCCCTCGGGGCAGGTTCATAAGGAGAAAATAATATGGCTAACGCTTCAACAACAGGGTTTGGTTTCAAACCCATTAAGATGGTTGGACAGTCGTATAATAATGCCGGTTTAAGTGAGTGGAATGTAGCCGCTTCTTCAGCTTTAATTTGTCATAGCGCTTTGACAATTTTGACTGCTGATGGAGTTGTGCTTACTGCCGCTAACGGAGGGGTTAATAACCTCGGCGTACTTAACGGTGTATTTTATACAGACGCAACAACAAGTAAACCAACATGGTCGAACTATTCGCCCGCTTCTAACACAGCTACAGACATAGTTGCACTTATCAATGATAATCCGCAACAAATGTTTGAAGTAATGTCTGCAGATACTGCATTCAATGCTAATGAAGTAGGACATTGTGCCGATCAAGTTACAGCTAATGGCGGCTCGCCGTTGTTCAATTCTTTATCAAAGATATCAGCAACAACAGCAGCAGCAACAGCTCAACTAAAAATAATAGGTGTTTCAAGAGATCCTGATCATTCTGACACAACTGAAGAGGGCTTTGCTCTTAGAGTTATGATTAATGAACATATCTTAGGAAACAACGTAGCAGGTATATAAGGAGATAAAATATGGCTATATCAAGAAACCAACTCGTAAAAGAGTTAGAGCCAGGATTGAATGCTTTATTCGGCCTGGAGTACAAACAGTATGAAAATCAGTCAGCTGATATTTATGCTACAGAGTCATCTGACAGAGCTTTTGAAGAAGAAGTAATGTTGAGTGGTTTTGCACAAGCACAAGTGAAACCGGAAGGTTCAGGTGTTACATATGATAACGCTCAAGAAACTTTCACAGCTAGATACACTAACGAGACTATTGCTCTCGCTTTTGCTATCACTGAGGAAGCAATTGAGGACAATCTATATGACAGACTGGCTTCTAGATACACTAAAGCTT